AATTATGTCAACATTTGATGCAGTACTAGCACAGTACGAGAAAAGCAAAAACGCCACAAGTGGCAATGCAAACAAATTTAACCAAGAAGACAGAATGAAGAAATACTTCACAACTGTACTTCTTAAAGGTTCTAAGGGTGAAGAGAGAAGAATTCGTATTCTTCCTACCCAAGATGGTTCCTCACCATTTAAAGAGGTGTATTTCCACGAAATTCAAGTAGGTGGAAAATGGGTAAAACTTTTTGACCCAAAACAAGAAGGAAAACGTTCACCATTGAACGAAGTTAAAGAAGGTTTAGAGATGACTGGTGTTGACTCTGACCGTGAATTAGCTCGTCAATATCGTTCACGTAAATTCTATATTGTTAAAGTTATCGACCGTGACCACGAACAAGATGGTCCCAAATTTTGGAGATTTAAGCACAACGCAAAACAAGATGGTATCTTAGATAAAATCTTCCCAATCTTCCAAAAGAAAGGTGACATCAGTAATCCTGAAAATGGACGTGATTTAACCTTGTTCTTAACCCTAACTAAATCGGGTACAGGTAAAGAGTACACAACAATTAATTCTATTATCCCTGAAGACTCCTCACCTCTTAATACAGATGAGGCGGTTGCAAAAGTATGGTTAGGTGATGAACTAACATGGTCTGATGTATATTCCAAAAAACCTGAAGAATATCTTGAAATGGTTGCAAGAGGTGAAGAACCACGTTGGGATAATGATTCTAAGAAGTGGGTTTCAAATGCACAAGGTGAAGAAGTATTATCGGCGCCAAAAACGGCAACTCCTGTGGTTGACCCACAAGAAGAAGACGATACGGATTCGGATTTACCATTCTAATTAATTCATAATATGTTCCCGACACTAATGTCGGGAACATCTTTTAAAAACAACAACATGGCAGGAATTAAAAAAACAGATTTCTCGGCGATTAAGAAGAAATTCTCAAAAGAGGCCGAATATAAACCAGACCGTTTCTTCGATTTGGGAGATGCTTTCTTGGATGCAACGGGTATACCTGGACCTGCAATGGGACACATCAATATGTTATTAGGACATAGTGATACGGGTAAAACAACCGCACTTGTAAAGTCAGCAGTAGACGCACAAAAGAAAAACATTGTTCCTGTGTTTATTATCACAGAACAAAAATGGAGTTGGGACCACGCAGAATTAATGGGTTTTGATAGAAATGGAGATTATCTTTTCAATAGTGATTTTGAATATATCGAACAAATTACAGAATATATCAATGAATTGTTAGATGCACAAGAAAAGGGAGATATACCTCACGATTTATTAATCCTTTGGGATTCGGTAGGTTCGGTTCCATGTAAGATGACTTACGACGGTAAAGGTGGTAAACAACACAATGCATCGGTATTAGCTGACAAAATTGGAATGGGTATCAACCAACGTATCTCAGGGTCAAGAAGGACAGATAAACCTTATACAAACACATTAATCATCGTTAATCAACCTTGGGTAGAATTACCTGACAATCCTTTTGGACAACCAAAGATTAAAGCAAAAGGTGGAGAAGCAATTTGGTTAAACTCAAGTATTGTATTCTTATTTGGTAATCAAAAAGGAGCGGGTACAACTAAAATTTCAATCACTAAAGATAAGAGAAAAGTTAAAATTGCAACAAGAACAAAAATCTCTATCATGAAGAACCATATCAATGGTTTGGGATATGAAGATGGACGTATCTTGGTTACATCACACGGATTTATGAGTGGAAGAGAAGAAGGTGAAGAAAAGAAATCTCTTGAAGAATACAAAAAAGAGTGTGGTGAATACATCAGTAAGATGTTAGGTGTTAATGTTACAGACATCGAAGACGTAGAAGTTGTAACAGAAGAAAGTGACCTATAATATAAATGAATAAATGTCTGTTTTATTAGTTGATGGAGATAATCTACTTACAATTGGTTTCTATGGTCTTAAGAATCACTTCTATAAAGGAAAGCACTTTGGAGCATTGTATCATTTTATTAATACTCTTAGGAGATCGTTTGAGATATACCATTTAGACAAGATTGTCGTATTTTGGGACGGAGAAAACGGACACCAACCAAGAAAACAGATATATCATTTATATAAAGAAAATAGACGGTCTCGTTTAAGAACCGACGAAGAAATCAATTCGTACAATACCCAAAGACAAAGAGTCAAACAATACTTAGAAGAATTATTTGTAAGACAAGGAGAGTATCCATTGTGTGAAACGGACGACAGTATCGCATATTACACGCAAAATTCACCAAACGAAAACAAAATCGTTTACTCGAGTGACGGAGACCTAACTCAACTTGTTTCTGAAAAAACACAAATTTACAACCCTTCACATCAGAAACTTTATAAGGTAAATGATACCATAGTTTATAGTCATGAAAACATTTTAATTGAAAACGTTAAATTGGTTAAGATGCTATGTGGTGACCCATCTGATAATATATCTGGAATCAAAAATATGGGGATAAAGAGACTTATTTCCATGTTCCCTGAGGTTAAGGATAGAAAGGTAACCTTAGAAGAAATCAGAGAAAAAACAAACCTTTTATTTGAAGATGACAAACACAATTGGTTACTTAGGAATTTACTAACAGGTGTAACCAAACATGGTGTTTTTGGGGAGGAGTTTTACGAAATCAATAACAGAATTGTAAGTCTTGATGAACCCTTATTAACAGATGAAGCAAAAGAAAATATAATTGCATTAATCAATGAAAATTTAGACCCCGAAGGACGGTC